ATGATTGTTATAAACACATACCAGATGATGTTCTAAATAAATATTTTACTTTTGTAGCTGTAAATGAAAAAATAGAAAAGAATTATACCAAAAATAAATACAAAATAATAAACGAATGGGATTTACCTATTTATGATAAGACATTTCAAGAGAGGGGGTATAATGAAAACTCTGCTATATATCATATATATGCTAATCAGTTATATGCATCATATAAATACATTGGCTTTTTTCAATACGACATGATGTTTAATGAAAATATAATTGAAACTTTCCAAAGAATTCACGATTCGACGGTTTTAGGCTTCAGCTTCCACGATTATAATTTTTGCTCCTGGAATGAGCAACAAACACTTGATTACATTATAAATGATTATGAATTTTTTTTTAATAAATCTTTTACTAAAAACGGTCAATATCCACTATACAATAGTTTTATTATCCCTACAGAGACGTATGAAAGAATTATGAAATGGATTGTACAACTTTATGATAAATTGTTTCCCTGGTGTGTCGAAAATGAAAATAAAAAACATTTTGGTCATATAGGTGGAATATACGAAAGAATAATGGCTTTTGCTATAGGGGAAGAATATCTACGTTCATTGTCGATAAATATATCACATAATCATACATTAAAAAACTTGTGTTATTAACGAAAGATACATTCTATCCTAACATATAAAAATTGAATAAGATTTTCATTGCAGGGTTTTATCAAATGAACGACAATTCGAAAATATCCGTATCTGGTTTAAAAAACATGAAATCCAACATATACATCATTAGTAGTTTTTCGCACCGGAATTCGGCTTTGATTTTGGAATAACACATACATATGTTTGACTTTTCTAGATCGGAAAAAGAAGATTGTTTGACCCATTCAATAATGTCGGCACAAGAATACGCTTTTTCTTCGTAACAGGTATTCACCAACTGGATAATCGTCTGATGAGTCAGATTTTCTCGAGAAATGTTCCCTAAAAAAAGTTCCAGTTCTTCGACTTTTTGTTTTTGTTTTTGCGGCCGATAAGGAAAAGTCAAATCCAACTGGAACTGATGCAAATTCACAAGCACGCCTTTATCCAAGTAATCAGGAACATATATTTCACAAAACCGAGACAAAATCGGTGTCAACAATTTATGTTTATTTTCAATGACGATAAAAAACCGTGTGTTATGACTAAACTGTTCGATGCATCGTCTCAAAGCCGATTGTGCATCGACGGTTAAATGATCTGCGTTCAAAAGCACAATGGTTTTGAACATGACTCCACTATTAAAGTTTACGTTTGTTTTCGCGAAAAACTTTAATTCATCCCGAATAAACTTGATTCCTTTGCCGTGTGCGCAATTCACAAACATGACATTTGCGTCTATATTGGTGCGATACACGTCATTGTTTTTTTGCAATCCATATATCAGTTTGAGGAATTGGTAAACTAACGTTTGTTTCCCACATCCAGAAGAACCATAAAAAATGAGATGCGGGATTCTGTTCATGAAATAAAAAGACTCTAATTTCTTCCAAATGGGAGAATGGATAGGCAGTATCATTCTTTGTTTTTTTGTGGGTTTTTGGTTTATGTTCTTTTTCTTCTTCATCCGCATTTCACAAATTGAATTTGTTTGGTAAACCGAAATCGTTCATGGTACATACATCTTCGTTTTAGATTGCACGAGAGACAAGCGATTTCCACATTTTCTTTGTTGTGTCCTTTGGTGTTGTCGATTCGTTCTAAAGTCCATTGTTTCGGTTCTCGAGACATCATATACCAAATTTGTACGGGCGATTTGCAATAGAAACAATGAAACTCACAATCTCTCAACTTTTCTAATACATAAGAAATGTCCACAAAGATTTCTGCATCGAACCGATTTTTACGTTGATCTTGCAATTTATATCCACTCAGTTTATGCTGAAGAAGCGTCTGTAAATATTCCGCTTTCTCTCTTTCGTCTAACTCTTCTTCTCTCTTCACATGATTGTACAAGAGATCAAAAAGTTCTTGTTGATCTTCGTTGGGTGAAATATATTTTATCCAGCGGGCGGTTTCAGTTACCACTCGACAATTTTTCTCTTTCTCTTTTTCTTTTTCTCTTTCTTTCTCTTTTTTCTCTTTCTCTTTTTTCTCTTTCTCTTTCGTTTTGGGGGATAAATAAATCGTTTTGTCTTCGTGCATCATATAGAGAGAAAAGATAATAAAAGCTTAGTTAGAAAGAATATATTAGAAGAAATGTTCAAAGAAGAAACCGCTGAAACTCCTGAAAAAAAAGCAGAAGTGAATCGCACCAATGTAGGATCGGATGAATTAGATAAAATGTTAGATGACGAAAAATTGCTGAATAAAGCTCTCACGTGGAACAAATTAAACAAAACGTTAAAAATCCAGAAATTACATCAGTTTTCGGAAAAATATGGGAAAGAACATAAATATGGTGCAAAAGAAATAAAACAACTCAAACACTTTTTTTCGGACGCGTTAGAAAAGAAAAAACTACAAAATATTAAAGAAGTCATTTATGATAAAACGACTCGTGAAATTGTCGATGTTCCAGGATTGCATTTTCATTTGACCACTCGATTATTTACGTTGCGAGTACTCGACACGAAACGTGTATCTACTTTGAAGTCGCTTACACCTAAACGTATCATAACAGAAGCCCCAAAAGAAGAGGCGTTAAATAATATATAAAGAAATATATTTTTCATATATAATGGATGATTTTGTCATTTCTAACTTATACGAGTCGAGAAACGAATGGTGTGGCCGACTCGTGAGCGTTATTACCCCATTGGTGATTGAAGGTATCCGTTCGATTTTTAATGAAGCGTGGAAAATGTGTCAGGACAATCATGAAATGTCGAAATATTTGATGACGTTTCAGAATTTATTGGCACGAGTTCCAAAATGGAATTCTGTTATTATAGAGGAAGAGCGGAAACGAATTATTGACCGAAGTGGTTGCAATTATTTAGAAGATTTAATTACTTGTGTTCACATTATTCAACTGAAAGTACTGACATGTATCCGGGTTGGAAACAAACAAAAAAAGATTGATATTTCAATTCCGAAACTAGATCATTTCATTCATCGGGTATATATTCATGTTGCTCGAAAAGTGTATAGCAATGTGTATTTATTTGAAAAGAAAATATCTGATTTAACCGTTCAGAAAAATCACCGCGAATTAGAAATCATGGTACAAGAGAGTATTTTGACGGCCATTCGAGAGAGTATTCCTACGGAGGCGATTATTCGAGCTTACATGGACGAAACGGTGGAACAAGAAGAAGAAGTGATAATTGAACCGGTACCCGAGGAAGAAAAGGATGAAAAAGAAAAGGAAGAAAAGAAGGATGAAAAAGATGAAAAGGAAAAGGAAAAGGAGAAAGAGAAAACGGAAGATCTTCCCCCTGTATTATCAGTGGATAATTTGAATGAGGAACCAGTGGTGACACGACTCACGTTTAATGACGTGGATTCTGCTTCGGATGGGTCATCCATTTTAGCCCCGAAAACAATTGAACGACTCGCAGAAATAAGCGAAGAACGATATTTGCAACGGAAGTTAGAGGAAGAAGCAGAGGATGAAGATGAGACAAAACAAGACAGGATCAAAATACACATGGACAATGATGTTGCACTAACAGACGTATTTGATTTGGACAAGGATGTTTCTCTCGATTTAACTCCTTTAGATATTGAGGACCTGTAAAATGCGTTTAATTCGAATTCAAATTTTGGAATTCTTTTTGTATAATGGAAAAGGTGTTTTTGTTTGCGGCGGTATTGACCATTCTATTCGGGGTTTTGAAAGTGGCGATTAACAAATGGATCGAGAACGAAATGAAACCTTTGAAAGAAATTGTGAGAGATCTAGCAATAGTTTTTGTCTGTGCGTTTGGGTCTGGCTACCTTTTTTTAATACATGGAAGTCGGTTAGATGATTTTTTCTCGGTCATTACAAATACGAATTTATTGAACCCAGATACGACACAAATATTTACTGGAATCCCTGATTTTTAATTCTTGGTGTTTTTTTTTGTATATCGAATATATATACAAAAAAAATGTTTCTTCCTCCACCCGAAGAACAAAAACCCGAAGAGCAAAAACTCGTTGAACATAAACTCGTGGAAGTGCCAGAGATTTTGAAAGACGCCACGATTGAGACCAAGCAGTTGGTACAATACAGTGCTCTGTTGACTTTTGTGGATCTGATAAGAATTTATTCAGAGGCACACAAAAGTACATTGAGTCCTGCGATACAAAGTCAACTGTTAGTGCTGACCAAAATGGATCCCGTATTTTTAACCAAAATTGAGGACTTTTTCGGAAAACTGATCCAGGATAAAAAAATCAATGTCTTGGATCTGCCTGTGCTGGCGGCCATTCTTCAAGAACTCTACTTGTTATTTCTCAAATCCAATATTCCCGAAAATACCCCTGCACAAAATGCAGAAGTGTTGAAAATACTCGTTCACATTTTGGTGAGCAATCAATTGTCCAACTCTTCGAATTCGTTGAGTGTCGAAGAAAAGGATGGTATTGTCAACTCGTTGGATCTCGTACTCTCTTCTTGCATTTCTTTGATGGAACTGAATACCTTGCCTATAATGAAGAAGTGTTGCTGTTTTTAGGATTACCACTTATTCTTTTGCACTTTGATTTGAGAGCCTGGTTTGTTTTTTTTGCCATTTGCTGGATCATAGGCAGCATCTTCTTCATCTGATTCCATTCCTTTCGAAATCTCCCAAAACTCTTTGGATCCCAACTTGAAATCGGGACGCGTTTCCGCTTTATACCAGAATATTTGATCTTGTAATTTATTCGATTTCGCATTATTGTTAATGACTAAACACTCAAAATTTTCAGTGGTTTGGTCCATAACAGAACAAAACGATTCTAATGTAGGAAACATACTTGCGTAATTCTCCCAAATACGTTTCCGGTTTGTCATGTACGGTTCTCTCAAAATAAAAACATAATCAATATTTGTTCGCAGAGTGGGCGGAATACCTAACGGATATTGCATGGTAATAATAAGCATCACTTTCCAATGTCGTCCGTTCATGAATAATAGACGCATCAATTTGTCTCGAGACCAAGAATTGTCGTAAAGACAATCGTCTAAAATAACAAATGTTCGGGGATCAATGAGACATTTCTTGTACATTTCCATTTCTTTCTTTATTTGTTTCAACACGGTTTTTTGTCGTCTGAGTATATTTTCAATCAATACCGAACTGTATTCTTCGTGAATGAATAGTTTAGGCACGTGGGCTGCATAAAACCCGTTTCCCGCTTCCGTCCCAGATATTACCGTCCCTATCGGAATATCTTGATGGAAATACAATAAATCTCTCACCAAATACGTTTTCCCCGTGTCTCTTCGTCCGATTAAAACAATCACTGGTCCTTTATTCTCATTTGGTTTGAAAGTGATGTTTCGCATGTCGAACTTTTTTAGTTGCAAAGTCATTTTATTTCTCGTATATTTTATTTCTCTTTTTTGAGCGCTTCGTTTGAAATGCAGTTTTAGTTTGTTTGGGAAAATCATACCATGAGTTCCTTTTCATTAAAATGGATAAGTTTACCAGAAATAGAGAGAGAAAAACTAGAAACACAATTTTCTCCCACTTTAGATGAACAAAAAATCGGGTATAATCCTTTCCGTGTCTCGAAAATGCAAAAATACAATCCAATCAATTCACTCTTCTCCCAAGCAACCATGTCTTTAGATCATCAATATCATATGGTTGATTTAGAACATGTACGTTGTCTCGACAAAGTGACCCGAATTCCGATACATATAAAATACGCTCCGTTACTCGACCCCATCCATTATTTAATTGGAAAATACGAAAAGTTTTCGAAAGAAAAAATCACCGCTCTTCCTGATTCCTCTGATTCTCCACATATTCCTAAAATCGTAAACTATAACAATGCCGCGTATATCGATTGTTTTTTTAATTATTTGGCTTCGAACATGTTGCATACCCATGGCTGTATAAATAGCATTGATTATTATGGATCCAGTTTGGCGGTTCAAGATCAGTTTAAGTTTAATATTGCCGACGATATTACTTATTTGCAAGACTCGGAACATTTTCGTGCATCAAAAGATCTTCTATATACGATTCCTGCATGGTCAGAAACCGCGAGTTCTGAACAGAATATGTCTCGCGGATTGAAACCTAAAATTATTACTGGACAAGATGTGGAGATTATGGATTTTGAAGATATCGATTTTATCGAAGACAAGAAATCGGATAAATCGAAATCGGAAAAGTCGATGGATAAATCGGAAAAGTCGATGGA